TTCAAGCGGGGTGACGAGGAAAAGGCATTCACGCTCAAGTGGCCGACCGTGATCGATCGCGGCGTGTTTAAGCAAGGCGAGACGTATCAGGCCGGAGATGCCGTCACTTGGGGCGGCTCGCTCTGGATCGCGCAGAAGGAAACCGGCACCAAGCCCGACACGCCGGACAGCGGCTTCAGGCTTGCGGTTAAGCGCGGTCGCGACGGCAAGGACGCCAAGAATGGCTGAGCCGGTCACGCTCACTGAGGCGAAGGCCCAGTGCCGCATGGAGAACGACAACAGCGACGACACGTTCATCACGTCGCTCATCGCTCCGGCGCGGGCCTATGTGGAACGCGTTGGCAGGCGGCTGTTTGTCGCAGGGACTAGGACAGAGACGTTCAATCGCTTCGGCGACTATCTGGAAATCTGGCGCAGCCCGATCACAGCAATTACCTCCGTCGAATATTCGACGAGCGACGATCCGAATGACGATGCGGCTTATACCGGCTTTGTAGCGAACCTCGGCTTTCCGGCTCGCATCAGTCCAGCCGACGGAGATGAGTTTCCCGACCTGATCACTGGCGGCACAATCACGGTGACGTACACCGCTGGCGCGATCGACGCGGCGAGCGAGGAATATCTGATCGGCAAGCGCGCGATGCTGATCCTGATCGGGCATTGGTTCGAGTTCAGGGAAGCGGCTGCTGCGGGCATCGTCTCGAACGAGATCGCCTTCTGCATTTCGTCGCTGCTCGATGAGCTTCGGCCTATCTCGGCATACTGATGGCAGCCACCGCGCGAACGGAGTTGATCGTGATCGAGCGATCGACGCCGACAGAGGACAACTACGGAGGACAGACGCTCGTTTGGGCGACTTACGCAACCAGGCGGGCACGGGTGCGCTTCGGAACGGCGCAGGAGAAGCGTGAGGCGGCGCAGGAAGGCGGCGTTCAGGCGGCGACCTTTGAGTGCGTTCGCTCATCCACGCTGGATGCGGTGACGCTGAAAGACCGCATTTCGTACCTCGGCTCCATTTGGGACATTACGGAGGTCGCGCCGCTTGATCGGGCGACGATCCGCTTCACTGGAGTTCGGAAGCTATGATCGGCCTTACCGCTAAGGTCGAATGGCTGCGCGGATCGGACCAGGCGCTTGCGGAGGTTGGCAAGAAAACGACACAGAAGAACATTCTCATCCGCACCTTGAAGAAAGCGGCCAAGCCAATCGACGATCAGGCATCGGCACTGGCGCCGGTCGAGACGGGCAAGCTGCAAATTTCGGTGATCACTGGGACGCAACTGACCCGTCGACAGAGATCGTCGGCCTACAAGGCGGGCAAGCTCGGTGTGGCGGAGGTTCACGTCGGGACGGCGCTTAGCCGCGGACTGTTCCAGGAGTTCGGCACATTCAAGATGCCGGCCCATCCCTTCATGCGTCCGGCGTGGGACGCAAATAAGGACCGAGCGCTAAAGATTATCGGCACCGAGCTTTGGGTCGAGATCAAGAAGGCGGCTGAGCGAGCCGCGCGCAAGAGCGCGAAGGCTTAAATGGATTGGCAGGGTGCGCTGCTGGCGCGGCTTCGTGCCGCGAGCGGGGTAACTTCGCTCATCTCAACGAGGAGCTTTTGGGAGAACGCGCCGCAAGGAACGTCGCGGCCCTATGTGACGCTGCTCGATGTAACGCAGCTCCGGCCGCAGATGCTCAACGATTGGGATCTGGAAGCTGCGCGCGTCCAGGTCGACGTGTGGGCCGACACCTATTCGTCGAAGCAGTCGATCATGGAAGCCGTGCTCGGCGCCTTGGTTCCGGGCGCGACCAGCAACGGACACACATTTCAGCGGGCAATGGTCGATCTCGGCCCGCGCGATATCCCCGAGCGGGACGGGGAAACGATCATATTCCGCAAGTCCGCAGACCTGATCATCCACCATACCTAGACGGAAGGGCATTGAAATGACTGACGCTCGAATTGGCTGGGGCGGTAAGCTCTATGTGAGCACCGACGATACCGAAGCCAACTTGGTTTTGCTCGCGGAATGCCGCGAGTGTGGATTTCCCCAAGACGAGGTCGATGAAGTCGAGGCCACGCATCTTCAGTCGCCCGGCAAGCGACGCGAATATGTCGGTGGGCTGATCGACGGAGGCGAATTCACGGCCACGTTCAACCATACTCCTGGGAGCGCAACCGACTTACTTCTAACGGCTGCCAAAACACATACCCGCAAAGTGCGGATTGTGGAGCCTGATGAGACTGGGAACGGCACGGCCGATTGGAACTATCTCTTCAGCGCAGTCGTCAAGAAATATTCTCCGGATGGCATGGCGCCCGGCGAGATCATCACAGCGACAGCGACGTTCCGCGTAACGGGTGATGTCGAGCAGGGAGCCGGAGCCGCTGGCTCGTGATCGTAGCCTTCGGTGAAGAAGAGCAGGTTGAGCTTGCCGACGAGACCCTGACGCTGCGGCTGGACTTCGCCGCGATCACCAGGATCGAAGGCGCGCTCGACATGCCGATGAATCTGATCGCTGCGCACGTCCGCAGCCCGCATCCGCAGCTGCGGATCATCGGCCAGGTTCTGTGGTCGCTGCTTCGGGAACATCACCCTGAGTTCACGCTGGATCAGGCTGCCGGACTGATGTTCGCCAAGGCTCAGGACGGTGCAAAGATGGGATTCGCGCTCGACGCCCTTCTCGAGCGCGCGTTCCCGATCGCGGAGGATAGGAAGCCAAAAAACCCTCCGAAGCGGCGTGGTCGGTCGAAGAGTTCCGGCGCCGCTGGGTAGCGGCTGGCTTCGAACCACATCTCTTCTGGCGTGAGACGCCTCGCTCCTTCGTCAACGCGATGGAGGGGGCGGCAGAGCGCCGGAAAAGCGACATAGACCTCGCCATGTTCACCGCATGGCACACCGCTGTTTTCGCGCTGAGCGGATATAGGGGGAAACTCAAAGGCAAGTCGCTCTCTGACTTCCTTCAGGACGGCAAGCCGAACCAGCACTCCTTGCAGCGCGCCAGAATGCACGCCTTTTTCCAGAAGCTAAAAATGCAGGGGCTCCCAGTCGAAATATCTCGGACAGAGATCAATTGAGGTAACGCATGACCGCTTTGATTGGCGCGCTTCGCGTCTCATTGTCTGCCGAGACTTCCGCCTTCGAAGCGGGGATGAAACGCTCGCAGCGGCAAGCCGCGCAGACGGCCGGTTATATCCGAACCTCGTTCGGCAAGGTCGGGGCGTCGGTCAAGTCCAGCCTGGCCGGGTTGCTGGGCGCGCTTTCGGCAGGGGCACTGCTCGCGGCGGGAAAGGCGGCACTGGAATACGCCGGTCATCTTGGTGAGCTGGCGAGCACTCTTGGCCTGACCACCAAGGACTTGCAGGAGTTCAGCTACGCGGCCGGGCAGGTCGGCATTTCGCAGGAGGAGCTGCAGGTCGGCATCCAGAAGCTGACGATCAGCATGGGGCAGGCCGAGCTTGGCGCGAAGAAGCAAATCACCGCGTTCAAGGCGATCGGCATCAGCGTCGACCAACTCAAGAGCAAGGACACTGGAGAAGTGTTCCGCCTCATCGCTGATCGGTTACAAAAGGTCACTGACCGCTCTCAGCGCGCCGCAATCGAAGTCGCGCTGTTCGGTAAAGCTGGTGCCAAACTCGATAACCTCCTGTCTGGCGCACAGGGCCGTCTCGACGATTTATCGGCTGCGGCGCAGAAGCTCGGCATTGTTCTCAGCGATGAGCAAATCCAGAAGGCCGACGAGACGGCCGATAAGCTGGAGGCACTAAAAACAGTCCTGAAGGCGAATATCGCCGGAGCCGTCGCCGATAATGCCGGTGCGATCCTCGGCTTGGCTGATGCGTTGGCCGAGCTGGTGCGGGCAACTGGTCGAGCGCTTACGGGTTGGCGCATTCTCGTTGCTGAGTTCAAGGCTGGTGCGCAGGCGATCGGGAACCTTCAGAATCCGTTTGCCGCCGCTGACGCCGCCCGAGCTGGTGTTCTCGGCCAAGGCCCAGGGGCTGCGGTGGGTTCAATGTTCGGGCAGGCATTCGGCGCGACCGTCCGCAAGTCGAAATCCGCTGGTGCCAACATCGCTCCGTTCCTCGCTGGC